AACACTGAACAGTTCCACTATGGATTTGAGGGGACACGAGATCTCTCAATCTATCAGTTTAACGAGAGCGTGCGACAGGTTATCAAAAAGATTGACTATGACAACAGGATGCACGGTGTCTATGCTGGCACAGTCAACGCAAAAGAACTTAGCCAGGACGATTTGAACTGGCTGACTCACAAATAAGGGAGGTTTGATTATGTTTAATGTCAATGACGTTACCATCACCAGTCTTGAGACGATTACCGCATTTGACATTACGACCGGCAACTTCAAGTTCGTGCTGGACGAGCTGCAGAACGCCACCATTGCTCAGAGCCAGGAGAAGACCGACATCACTGGCCGCCAAGGCCGCAAGCTGTCTTCTCTGAAGAAGAACAAGTCCGTGACCATCAGCGGCAACAACGGCTTGGTTTCCGGCGGTCTGATGGAGCTGCAGACCGGCTGTGCGTTCGAGAACAAGGTCACCACTGTCATGTGGACTGACTATCTGGTCGTGGACAACAACGAGGCTACCACCAGCTACAAGGCGGTGGGCTCCACCGGCAATGAGATTGAGTCTGTCTATGTGAAGAACGCGGACAGCACTCTGGGCAAGAAGCTGACGCAGGACGCCACCGTTGCAGAGGGCAAGTTCACCTATGACCCCGCAACCAAGAAGCTGGCCTTCTACGAGGATACCGCCAACAGCAAGCAGGAGATTGCCGACGGCACCGAAATCGTGGTGTACTACTTCCGCCAGATTCAGGCCGACGTGCTGACCAACATGAGCGACACCTACTCCGGCAAGTGCGCTCTGTATGTGGACTGCTTCGGCGAGGACAAGTGCGCCAACGTGTTCCGTATCCAGTTCTACATCCCCAAGGCCGACTTCAACGGCGACTTCTCCATCGAGATGGGCGAGAACCAGGCCGTCCACGCCTTCGAGGCCGAGTCCCTGTCCGGCGCCTGCGGCAAGGCCGGTTCCGCCACCGCTCTGTGGACGTATACCATCTTCGGCGTGAACGCCGAGGACGTGACGGCGTAAGGAGGCTGGCGTATGGCGACTGCGGTGAAGACGTGTCGAGTGTGCGGCAAGCAGTATGAAGCCTGCCGTACCATGATGAACAGAGCCGCAGGCGTATTTCGCTGGCAGGAGGTTGCGTGTTCTCCTGAGTGCGGCGCAGAATATTTGCGTCGTGTTACCGAGGCACGCAACCCAGCTCCGCCCGCCCCCAAGCGTGGGCAGAGGCGCAAGGCAGTTATCGAGCCCCCTGTTGTACAGGAGGTTCCTGCGGAGCAGTCTGCACAGGCAGACGAGTCAGTTGAAGCGCCTGTGGAGGAAAAGTGAGCAATCTGTGGGAGGGTGGAGTAATCCGCCCTCCCCTTTCCTTTAGGAGGCGAACGTGAAGAAGCGCATCAAGCTAACGATAGATGGGGACGTATTGGAGAAGTATGAGGAGCACTACTTCTCCATCCACACCAAGGCAAGAAAGAAGCCTATCCCAAGCCCCTACCACCCATCTATCAACGTGTGGATGATAATGAAGAGGGCTCCTATGAACGCTTTGAAGCAGCGGTGGAAAGACTTCATCGTTTGGTTTATTGACAACCAAGGTTATTCTAACCTACGCATTGAAAAGTGCGACTTGAGTTTTTCTACATACTACCCGAACCATCGGCGGCACGATGTTGACAATAGCTGTCCCAAGTTCATTCTGGACGGCCTGGTCGAGAGTGGGTTCATCGTGGACGATGACAGTGAGCATCTTATGAAGCTGACGATGCAGTGCTTCGTCGATGCGGAGCGCCCACGAACGGTAATAGATGTCACTATCAAGGACGGAATGAAATAATTTCCACGAAATGAAGAAAGGGGAATATCGACATGGCAAAGACGGAAAAGAAAGTATCTATCGCTCTGTTCGACAAGATTGCGAAGGAGCATTTCAATAACGAGGTCACAATCCAGTGGCATGAGGCGGAGGTCAAGGTGCGGCGTTATCTGCCCCTGATGGATGTCCTGGCCTTTGTGGATGATGTGGTGGGGAGCTGCTTCCATGAGCAGTACGGCTTCATGCCAGAGGTCAAGGACTTTGCTATCAAGAGCAACGTTCTGTCCCGGTACGCCAACTTCACCCTCCCTGACAACCTGGAACATCGCTACCAGATGGTGTACTGCACAGACGCTGTGGATACGGTGTGCGGCGCTATCAACACCACGCAGTTGCAGGAAATCATCGACGCCATTGAGGACAAGATTCAGTTCAACTGCGATACCCGGACTGTGGAGCTTCAGAAGCGCATCGAGCAGGCGGCTGACGCCATTGAGGAACTGCGAGACAACGCAGAGGCCATGTTCTCTGGGGTCACCAAGGATGATATGAAAACGCTGATGGGGGCTATTGCCGGGAGCGGCCTGGACGAGCAGAAAATCGTCAAGGCATACATGGAACAGAAGCGGGCCGAACAGCAGGAGGCAGAGCCATCCGGGGAGGCCACTGCAAAGGATGATGAGTCGTGAATATCAATATCGACTCCATCATGAGTAAGGTCTCTGCATATGCGCAATCTTCCGCCGGGAAGGAAAAGATGAACAAGCGTATTCAGCAGTATGTAAGCTCTGGGGTAAAGCAGACCGCAGCAGGAGATAAGATTCTCACAGAAGACAAGATGTGGGAGGCTGTATCTAAATTCCTGTATGTTATGCGGGTCACTGCGGCCGAGTATGGTTTGCCCGAATCTGTGATGGAGCATATCAACGGGTTGGAGTCCGCAGGTCAAATCAGGAAAACCCCGGATGGGTATGAGATAGCATTGTACTTCGAGGGGGATTTGCATAGGGACTCACTCGACAATGACCTCGGGTATGAGGGCGTTGATAATATCGTTGCCTTGTTCAACAACGGATACCACGCCAGGAACTATGTTTACGGCTGGTGGGACGGACATAAGGCGACGGGCGATGGCGTCCTGAGAAGCGGTGTTGGCACCGACTTCGCATGGGTTCGGAGCAAGAAGGAACGCGAACCACTCCATTTCATTCAGCAGGCAGTTCATGACTTCAATGCGAACTATGGAGCTGACTATGGCGTGACCGCTGTTGCGGGCACGGCCTACGAATAACAACTAAGGCTTGGCTTCACGCCAAGCCTTTTCTTCAACATAAAGGACGGTGAGAAAACGATGGCAGGCGCAGACATCAAACTTCTGTTTGGCGTGCTCGGCGAAGGGTCTCTGAGCGGCGAAAGTGGGCAGCTTATTCAAAGCCAGCTCACGGAGCTCATGAAGGAGTTAAACAAAAACCCGCTCAAGGTCAAAGTCGGCATTGACACCGATACCGGGGGGAAGAAATCCTGGAGCGGCCAGCTTCAGGAAAAGCTGAACCAGATTAGTCAGAGCGGTAAGTTCTCTGTTCAGATTTCCAACCTCAAGCTGAGTGCAGGTGCAATCTCTGATTTTAAGAAGCAGCTCGGCGCCATCGTCAATACACTTGGACTTTCTACTGGAACAGAAATTACCATTTCTTCCAAAGGAATTGGCGAAATCAAGAAGGACTTGCAGGATGCAGGTGCTGCGGCGACCGATGCGGCCCGTAAGATTGCCGAGTTCAAAGTCCAGATGGAGGCTCTTGGCGGGCAGAAAAACTCCATCAAGAAGTCTATTGACGACCTGGCGAAGACGGCTACCTCTGATGATGAGCGGGCACGTATTGCGGAAATCACTGCACAGTATGAGCAGTGGGCGGTAAAGATTGAGGAGATTCGTGCTTCTAAATCTGCGGTTACGGGCGAGTATCGTGCTCAAATCGAAGCTGAGGGTGCAGCTATCCGCGCCAACATTGAGAGCATTAACCAGGAGCGGACGGCAACAGAGGGTGCGGCAAAAGCCGCTACGGATGCTGCGAGCATAAAAAGCACCGCAAACAAAGAAGAAGTCGAGTCGCAAAAACTGTTAATCAAAGGGACAGAAGAATATCGGGCTGCACTTAATAAAATCAACACTGCATTGATTGCGGCAAAAGACAATCAAAAGAACTGGACTGCCGCGCAAACCGGGAAGAAAAGTGCGGAGTACGAGAATATTGTTGGGCAGATTAGGGCTCTTGAGGAGCTTCGTGCGAACTTAAATAATAGCAAAGTTTCTGTTAAGGAATTCAGAGAAACATACAGTAATGCAACAAGCGAGATTAAAAACTCCTCTGAGGCTATCCGTGCCGCAGGCGAGAACACAAGGACATTTGGCCAGAGGGTTGGTACTCTTGCGGAGAAGTTTGGAACATGGTTCAGTATCACGAGGGTAATAATGTCCGCTGTTCGAGCCATCCGCCAGATGGTGAGCGCTACCATTGAACTGGACGACGCTATGACCCAGCTCAGGATTGTTACACGCACGACAGAGGAAGCGTACAACAGCTACATGGAGTCCATCTCTAAGACGGCGACACGAGTTGGCTCCTCTATCACAGACCTTATCAGCTCTACGACTACATACGCCCGACTGGGCTATTCGCTGGATAAATCCAGTGCTCTGGCTGAGTTTACGGCTATGCTTCAAAACGTCGGTGATATTGATGTGGCCGCTGCGCAGGACGCTCTGACCGCTATCGTCAAGGCGTTTGGTATCAGCGTGGACGAGATTGAGTCCATTATGGATAAGCTGGTTATCACCGGCAATAACTTCCCTATCTCGGTGTCCCAGATTGCCGAAGGTATGAACAACGCATCCTCGGCCCTGGCCGCTGCGGGGAATACGTTCGACCAGTCCGTTGCACTGCTGACGGCGGCGAACACCACCATTCAGAACGCGGCCAAATCCTCTACGGGCTTGCGGACGATTGCCGCCCGTCTTCGTAGCACCAAAACCGAACTGGATGAACTCGGCGAGACGATGACTGACGCAGAGTATGGCGCTCTTGTTGCCGCTCTGACAAAGTACAATGTGGCCTTGACGGATATCAATGGCGAGTTCAGAAGCACCTATGATATCGTCGCAGACATCGCAGCTATCTGGGATAGTCTGTCTACTATGGAGCAGGCGGCTCTGGCCAACGCCATTGCAGGCGTTCGGCAGCAGTCCGTGTTCTACTCTATGGTGGAGCAGTTCCAGGAAGCGTCCGGCGCTATGGAAGATATGGCGAATAGCGCAGGCACTCTCCAGGAGTCTTATGCGACCTTCATGGAGAGCACGACCGCTCACATCAACCAGTTCAAGGCTGCGTTCCAGTCCTTGAGCCAGTCCACTTTCACCACTGATTTTCTAAACGATATTATTGATTTGGGTACAAACATCCTCAAAATCATAGAGGCTGTCTCTCGAATCATCAATGTCGTTGGTGGTCTGAATACTGTTTTGTATGTCACGGTGGGTATTGTCGCTACCCTAAAGGCAGAAGCGCTCCTTGCAACATTGCTGAAATTGGTCGCCCCCATCAAGGCGATAATTGCGTCTATGCAGGCTGCACGAGCTGCCGGAGTGACCGCAGGACAGTTCATTTCCAACGCATTTAACCAGATTGCTGCAAGCGCAAGCACGGCTCAGATTGCGGTCGGTGCGTTCTTTGCGGTATTTGGAGTTATCTCTCTCATCAAGAATTCCATCGAAGATGCGCGGCAGAAAGCCATTGAGTTGGCCGATGCAACACTGCAGGAGACTAACGCAGAGCTCGAAAGAGTCAACGCGCTGAAAGAGTCATACGCTGTTTACAAGCAGTACGCGAATCAGGAAGACCTGACTATCACGCAAGAAAGCGCTTTGAAAAATGCCATTGAAAGCATCACCAAGGCAATGGAGGGTAAAAACTCTGCTCTTACCACCCTGAAGGCGGGGACAGAGGAGTATACCAAGGCGCTTGAGGAACAAATCGCCAAAGAGCTTGAGGCGCAGCAGATTGCCGCAAAAGAACGTAGACACGCCGCTAAAGATAAGCTGCAGGAACTGTCATGGAGTGATTGGAGCGGCAGCCAAATCACGGTCAAGGTCAGCGACACATCAAAGGAGGAAACCGACTCCTACAAACTCGTCCAGGAAATCATGGGCGACTTCATTGATGAAGGCAAGTATTACGGCGGTCGTGGCGGCGGAGCGGCAGATATTGAAATCGAGCCTATTAACTGGGACGCCGACAGCGAGAACGTGGATGCCATCGTTGACTACTACTATAAGCTGATTGAGCTGAAGGACGCCCTCGTGAAAGCAGACCTGATGGATACTGATGATGTCTATGATATCTATGGTTCTGTCAAGGATGTTATCGGGGAAATCGGCCCAGCAGTTGAGGAGTATGTTAAGGCTGAGTATGACGATATGCTCGCCGCTTACGAACAGATGAATGGCGTCGTGGACACCGCAGAGGAGTTCACAGGTCTTCGAGAGTATTTGAAGGATGAACTTGGGAAAAAGTTCTCATTCAACGGTCTTGAGGATGTCATTGATGAATACCTGGTCGGAGAAGGTGGCTCGTTTGCTCAGTTCATGCAGGATATGCAGGACTCGCAGAACACTGTCTCTGAGACTTGTGCAGTCTACAAGGCGTCCCTGACAGACCTCAGTGAGGTTTTGACCGGATTGAAATCTGCATACGACCTTGCGGCGAATGCAGACAAGGAAATGCTTTCAGGAGATGGGATATCCCCCGACACCATCAAGTCTTTGGCGGATGCAGAGGAGAACTACCTCGATTATCTGTATGAGGAAAACGGTGTCGTCAAGCTCAACACCGAGGCGTGGCGTGAGAACGCTCGCGCTAAGATGCAGGGCGAGATGGCGGATATCCAGAAAGAGATTGATTCTCTGAAAGAGCGGAACGAGGTTCTCGCAGATACCCTGGACGTTTATCGAACCAACAAGAACATGAGCCCCGGCAGCACATTAGCGATAGAGGCGTGGGATAAGAAGATTCAGGAAGTCACCGATGAAATCAATGCGAACTCGGAGGCTATTGCTGCAAACCAGAGCAAGCTGGATTTGTACAATGCCTTGTATGGCAACATCACAGGTGACCTCGATGCCTATTCTGCTGCGCTGGCGAATTTCTCCAACGTGGCGAATACGGTTGATTCCATCTCAAGCTCGTTCCAGACCCTTGCCGACTTGCAGTCGGAGGTTGCCAATGGGTTTGCCATGTCTCTGGATAAGGCGCTGGAGTTCGCTTCTGTCTATCCTGAGATTCTCAATAACGCACAGGTGTCTGCCGACGGCCAAATCCTCTTGAATGAGGACGTGGTCAACTCCTTCCTCCAGGGGAAGAAGGCAGAACTTGACGCTCAGATTGATACCCAAATTGCTCAGCTTGAAGCGGATAAGGCAGTCCTTGAGGCTAAGATGGAGGCCGCCCAGGCTCAGCTCGACCTGGCTAAGAACGTCGGCGAGGGCGAAGGCCAAATCGCCAAGGAACTGGCCGAGTATCGTATCAACGCCGGTAACGCTGTTGCCCAGGCGATGATTGACGCTGGAATTGACGAGGCCACGGCCTTCAAGCTGGCCGCCGCCGCCATGGCTCAGAACGCCGAGGAGTTTGACCGTGTGGCGATGGAGGTTTGTACCGATGTAAACGGCAACTTCAACCAGGCCGCTTACGACTTGGCGCAGACCATGTACAACAACCTGACCAATGTGAAGACAGACCTGGCTTCTGTCGCACGGCAGGCCCATGAAACCGCCAAGGCCATTGCTGGCGTTGCCGATGGCTCTGTCTCCGGCTCCTCCGCTGTACAGGGCGGTTCTGGCGGCGGTACTGGCAGTAGCGGTATTAAGCTCAACCTGACAAGCGGCAGCTTCGAGGGGACGGAGTACACCTATACCGCGAAGGAGTCTGGCCTCGAAGATTTCATCAGCGAGATTGAGCTTGATATCTCCAACTATAAAGATGCCATCGCCCAGATTGATGGTCAGATTGCAGTCTTGCAGTCTCTCAAGAATCTTCCGCTGAAGAGCTTCAAGAGTAACAAGAGCGGTTCGGGCGGCTCCGGTTCGGGCGACAGCGCCGCGAAAGATGTGGAGGAGTATGTAGCCGCTATCGAGGATTACCGCGAGGCAATCGAGCGGCTGAACCGTATCCAAATCAGGCGTTCAGAGCTGGAGCTTGAGCTGTCCAACACAGACGATTTGCGGGAGCAGATTCGTCTGCAGGGCGAACTGGTCGATGTCTACAAGGCAGAACAAGACGCTCTCCATAACCTAAATGACCTGCGGGACGAGACCATCGCTGCAGGTGCCGATACACTCCGTCAGCTTGGATTCTCGGTTGAGTACGACCGGGATAAGAACAAGTTCTTCGTTGAGAACCTTGAACATCTGAATGAGCTTGTGGCGGACAGCAAGGGCGAATACGGCTCCGTACAGGAGGCAACGAACGCCCTTCGCCAGGAGACGGAGGAACTGATTAACACGCTCGATTCTCTGAACGAGCAGAATCAGGAAAATTCCGAGTCCTGGATGGGGTTGAGAAACTCCATTCGTGAGGCCAAAATCGCTATCATCGACAACCTGAAGCAGATTGTCACGGACGCCTCCGACGCCGTGGACGAGATTCAGAATGTCTATGATACGTTGAAGGCGGCTGCGGATGAGTATGCAGAAAACGGTGGTTTTATCTCGGTCGATGCCTTCCAAAGCATCATCGAGCTTGGCCCGCAGTATATGCAATACCTTCGGGACGAGAACGGTCTGCTGGTCATCAACGAGGAGAACATCAATAAGGTCATTGCCGCACGGACGAGACAGCTTGCCGCTGAACAGGCTGTGACCTATGTAGAACGCCTGCGGCTTGCGCTGCAAGAGGGTTCCATTGAGAATCTGAATACTCTGCTGTACGCCACTACAGAAGCAACAGATGCGACGTTTGGGCTTGCCTACGCTGAGCTTGCCCTGATGCACTCGCTCGGTGACCTGGATGACGAACAGTATGCGGCGGCGCTTCATAATATTCAGGCCATCGAGGACTTGGCAAACACGGCTATTGCTGGTATCGGCAAAGTGGCTGGTTCTTCCAAGGAAGAGCTTGAGAAGATGAAGTCTGGTGTTGACGACATCCTCAAGTATGTCATGGATATGCTAAAACATCGTATTCAGCAGCAGATTGACGCACTCGAAGAACTGAAAGATGCCTACGGTGACATCATCGACCTTCGTAAAGAGGCTCTTGATGCCGCAAAGGAGGAGGCCGAATACGAGGACAAGGTTGCCGAGAAGGTGAAGCAAATCGCTAAACTTCAGGAGCGCATCAATGCGCTTTCCCTGGATGATAGTCGTGATGCGCAGGCACAGAAAATCAAGCTGGAGGAGGAGATGGCAGAGCTCCAGAAGGAGCTGGCCGATGACCAGTCTGATTACGCAGTTGATGCGCAGAAGGACGCCCTTGATGAGATGAAGGATGCTTACGAGGAGGAGAAGGACGCTGAGATTGCCGCCCTTGAGGAGACTATCAGCAGCTACCAGAAGCTGTATGATATGGCAATCGCCTATATTCAGAGCCATTGGGACACGCTCTACAGCGAACTGATTGCGTGGAACACTGAATATGGCAGTGTGCTGAACTCTGAAATCACAGAGGCGTGGAATAACTGTTTGGCCGCTGCACAGCGATACGGCAGTTATGTTGCCGCTCTAAACAGTATCGATAATGATATTGCGGCGAGCACAAACGGTACATCCAACAACACCATTGTTGGCAATACCGGTGACCGCACGCAGAGTTCAAAAGAGGAAAGCATCCACTCTATTATCAAGGAGATGTATCGCAACAGCCAAGAGTGGCATACGGCAAACGAAGGCCGTCGAAAAGACCTGGACAAACGCAATTTGCAGCTTGGCTCAATGCTGGCACAGTACGGTGTCAACGCCCACCGTGAGGGTGATGGCGCATGGTACATGAATGGCTCAAAGCAACTTCTGTTTGACAAGTATAAGCAGTACATCTATCACAAGGGCGGTATTGCCGGAGATAACCCAACACTCAAGCAGAATGAGGTTATGGCAATCCTTGAAAAAGGTGAAGCTGTGCTTGACAAGAGGCGTGAGCAGGGGCTGTACCGTCTGGTCGAGTTTGCGACCACAATGGCGGATAAGTTTAGCAACATGATGAAGTCTTCTGACCTATCTCACATCTTTGCTGGCGCTGGCAACGGCTTGTCTGATGCAAAAGCAGATATTCCGTCCAACGTTCTAAACAGCAATGCACTGAAAATTGAGATTGGCCCGACCTACATTTATGGTGCGAACGATGAAACAGTTGCAAAGCATCAGGCGGTCACTCGCCAGCAGGCAAATGAACTGTTTGCAAAACTCAACATCAAGCGATAGGCGTATGGAGGGAGATTGTGATGGTCTCCCTCCTTCGCCATATAAAGACGAAAGGAAGTGAGGAAGCTGTTCAATAGTTATGAGTTCTCTTTTGCGGGAGAATCATCTTTGATGTACGGTGTTATGCTGTACGACTTCGGCGGCAACGGGCAGAGCAATGTTGCGTTCGGCAACAAGGCGTCCATTGTCGAGACACGAACTAATAACCGTATTCGCCCTATCCACTTTGGGGTCAACTATCACAGCTCCCCGCTGCAATTTAAGCTGGTGTTCGGGTCAATGGAACCACTGGACAGATATGAGATGGAGAACATCGCTTTCTGGTTGACCGGGCATCAGGATTATCAGTGGCTTTCTATCGACCAGCCTGATTTGGAGCGGGTGCAGTTCAGGTGCTTGGTTACACAGTTGACTCCGCTAACCGATGGGTGGTTACCTTATGCTTTTGAGGCAAACGTTGTGTGTGATTGCCCGTATGCTTACGGATTCCCGTTTGAGTATCAATACAATATCAACGGAGCAACGGACATTCTGTTTAGAAATGACAGTTCTGTCCATGAGTACATCAAACCAACGCTTATCTATGTGCCCGATTCTGGCGGCACACTAAGCATTGTGAATCATGACGACGATGACCGTGAGTTCAAGTTGACTGGAATCCCATCGTCCACCACAGTTACCATTGACAACGATAACTGTATTATTCAAGAGGCCGTAGATAACACAAATCTGTATGACGGTTTCAATCTCAACTTCTTCCGGTTTGTTCACGGCGATAACAACCTGACCATTACCGGGAATGGCAAACTGACTATCACCGGTCGGTTGCTTTACAACGTCGCAGGATAAGGGGGTGCAAAATGTATCTTGATTACTCCAAGCTGGAGTTCGACAGGAATGGACTACCAGAAACACCACAGCTTGTTCTGAAAACGCTTGGAGATAAGATGGTTGGCATCATCCCCGGCGTTTACAACCTCAAGCTCAACATTAAGTTCTCAGAGCCAAGTGAAATTTCATTTGATATCCCATCTGTGATTGATGGTGAACCCAATCCGCTCTACGATGATGTAACTGGGTTTAAGCAAATCTTCACTAAGTGTTATGGCATCTATGAGACGATGAATCCATCAACTGAGGCCGATGGCATTATGGAGGTTAAGCACGTCCAAGGCTACTCCTATGAGAAGACGCTTGAAACAAAAAAGTTTTTCATTGAGGAAGGGACGTTCAACTTCTGGAACCCGGCATCTCCGACAGATACTGTTCTTGGCAGAGTTCTTGAGGTAGCCATTGGTTGGAGCGTGGGCTACGTTTCTCCAACTTTGATTGGCAGATATCGCACATTTGACCAATACGACGACTATCTGTTGTCTTTCATGTATAGTCACGCCCCGGAGAAGTATCGATGCGTGTTTGTGTTCGATACATACAAAAAGACAATCAACGTGTACGATGCAGACGAGGAACGGCCAACGTTGCCCATCTATCTGGACTTCGACAATTTGATTGAATCCCTTGGTGTTGAGGAAAAGAGTGACGAGCTGGTTACTGCAATCCGCCCGTATGGTGCGGATGAGCTTGGGATTCGAGATGTAAACCCCATTGGCACCAACTGGATTTATGACCTGTCGTATTTTATCGCAAACGGTGACATTAGAGAACCTCTCGCATCAAAGTGGGTGTCGTGGCAGACGAGTATTCTTAACAGGCAGCAATACTACCGTGGCCTTACGGCTATGCGAGCGTCCGCCACAGCTCGTCTTACGGCAGCACAGGCCGCCCTCACCGACTTGAAGGGTGAACTGGATACGCTTACCGCTCAGCAAAGTGTCACTATCCAGGCGTCCGCTATGGAAATCACAAATGAGGGCAAGGCTTATCAGCAATCCCTCCTTGATGATATCAATCGGAAGATAGCCGCAAAGAAAGCTGAGATTGCAGCACAAGAAAGTGCGGTTGCAACCATCAACAGTGAACTTGACCCTGATAATCCGTCTTCTTATGCGGCACAAATTCAAGCTATCGTAAAGGAGTTATCTATTTCAAACTACTTTACGGAGGATGAATACCGTGAGCTGTCCAACTTCTTCATCGAACAGGATATTACTGAGGATACTTTTGTTGCAACAGATGTTGATACAACTGTGTCTGGTAATTCATACTCTCTGTCTGGCGAACAGTTGTATATCTCAGGTTCTGCAATTTCCGGGATTGACCTGACATCCAAGTTCAACAAACGGATGTTTACCATATCAGGCGGCGCATTTTCACTGTCTGGCAACCGTAACATTTCTGGCGACATTATTCGAGGCACTCTTGATGTGGCCTCAAACAACAGTTATGTCCTGAGCCTCTATGCGGGCACGCTTAAAGTTGGAGATAAGACCGCATCCAGCGGTATGGTCACCATGTCCGGCACTATGTCAGGCTTCTCAAATAATGTGCGGCCAACGACAACCAGGTATCCAACCGACCTTGGCGAGGATATCTACATTACCACTGATGAAGGTACTGAGCTCAACTTCAATGCGTCCGGTTCTATGTATCTAACAGCAAGTGTCAGCGAGTATCAGCGATATTCTGTGGAGATGGAATTGTATGAGTATGCCGTCGGCGTACTTGATGATGTGGCGACCCCAACCTATGAATTTTCTGTGGACTCCGCAAACTTCCTGTTCGCACAGGAGTTCGCCCCATTCCGCAATCAACTGGAATTGGGTAAGGGTGTATATCTGAACGTAGGCGGAAGACGCCCCATCACTCCATATATCATTGAGTTTGAGTTGGACTTTGAGGATAGAGACAAGTTCTCCATCGTGTTCTCCAACAGGTTCAAGCGTCACGACAACGTGAACACCCTGAAGGACATGATTGAGACAAGCTATTCTACCAGCCGGAGTTTCGATGCAAGCAAGTATATCTACAATCAAACTGTTGGTCAGGCGTCCATGGTATCTGAGTTTATGAACAACTCACTGGACGCCGCTAAAAACGCAATCTTGGCCGCATCGAACCAAAGCGTTGTTATCAATGGTGCTGGCATCCATGTGGGCGGCGACTCCAAGTATCAAATCCGAATCGTGGATAGCATGATTGCTATGTCGGATGACAACTGGGCAAGCAGCAAGTTGGCAATCGGACACTTCGCTTCACCAGAGGTCGGAGAATACTTTGGTGTCAATGCTGAAGTCATCGGCGGCAAACTGATTGTCGGCAACAATCTCATCATTGAGAACACCAACGACAAAGGAGTTATGCAGTTCAAGGTAGACGCAACTGGCGCTTGGCTATACAACGCTACCTTTATTCTGCAAAGTGCAGACGCATCTGTATTCTCTACCCGTGCGGCTACGCCCGGCGGCAAAATTATTCTCGACCCTGATTACGGCATTGTTGCAGGCAACGGCAATCTGTTCACAACGAATGGTACAACCGTCACTCCGTCCTTTATCGACAGCAGTGGAGGCATAACGCTCGATTCTGATGGTATGCCGACAAATGCAAACTTCTATCTGGACATCCGTGATGGCAGCGCATACTTCCGTGGGAATGTCAAGGCCACCTCCGGCAAGATTGGCGGATTCACGATTGCGGATGACTACCTCTATGCAGGGAGTGGGAGCAACTATGTCGCTATGAACGGTTCCGGCACGAATGCCAACTCGTTGTATGCGTTTTGGGCCGGGGCACAGAACCCAGGCAGCGCCCCGTTCTGGGTGAAGAAAAACGGTGATATGTTTGCGAGGAACGGTACGTTCAAGGGCGCTGTGTCTGGAGCATCCTTCCTGGATAGGTATGGTAACTCCATGATGAATGGTAACTACGAGTTTACCGCTGACTACCTTAACCTTAACGGATTGAATGTTGGCAACGGAAATTTTGTTGTGGACAGAAATGGAAATGTGTCTGTTAAGGGAAGTATCACTATGGCCTGGGGTTCTTCCATCAACTGGGCGAATGTGTCCGAAAGCAACGTTGGCAGCAATCAGGCGTATCAGCAGGCAAATAGTGCGTGGAGTTATGCGAATAGTGCCTATAACCATGCTGACGATGCCTATGACCTTGCATGGGATGCGTGGCAGGAGGCGCTTAACACGTCCGTTAGCGATAGGGATATCTTCAATATTCTGACAAACAACGGCACGCTGTTTGGAATTTTCAGCGACTCAACGTACAACCGGCTCTATATCAATGCGAACTACATCAAAACAGGAACCATCGATGCGGATTTCGTTACGCTTGGATGCTATTATGGTGGGTTTTGTAAGGGGTACGGTTCTACTGGTACTCGCCTGACATACGGCGCTATGATGTACGGAAGTGCTGGCGCTGGTAACGAACCATATTTCATCGTAACCAACTATGGCTGTCGAATGTCTTCCACATCTGCTGACCTCTATGTGTCTGGCGGCGCAATCGTGGCAAGCACAGAAATCTCTACTGGTTCTGACAGACGAATCAAAAATTCGATTGAGTATGATATGGGTAAGTATGAAAACTTTTTCATGTCGCTCAAGCCCACTCAGTACAAGATGAATAGCGGTACATCCGGCAGATACCATACTGGATTCATCGCACAGGATGTGGAACGGGCCCTGTTGGATACTGGATTGACCACGCAAGACTTTGCGGGGCTCACGATTGAGGAGTTGGCAGATGACTTCGTTAAAGACGGAGTGACAGAGCGTTTCTACGAACTTCGGTACGGCGAGTTTGTCTCGCTCAATACCTACATGATTCAAAAGCTCTATCGCAGGATAGAGGAACTTGAATCAAAGATAAATTCTATGAGTTAAAGGAGATACCACAATGAAGAATGAAATCATGCAGCGGCTTACGCTTGTTCTGGGTGCACTGAACAGCATCTCTGTGAACGGAAAGCAGAACCTTGGCAACCTGGGCGGCAGCATCGCCGCCATTGAGGAGATTGCTGGTATACTGGAGGGCGTCGATATCGTCGGCCCCGAAAAAGCACAAGAGGATAAGTAAACCGAGAAAGGCGGGTGATGTATATGCAATGCTCACTTAGTCCATATACATTGCCTACCATCGATTTTGTTGGCGGTGAGACACAGGACTTTATGTTCAACGTCTTCTTCTATAAGAATAGGCGGCAATTCAGTTTGACAGGCTGTACTGCAAACTTTGCAATCGTCAGCTTTACAAATAAGATGGGCAAACCTATTTTGACAAAACCGATGGAGGCTATTTTCAATGATGACGGAACTATCAACAATGTGTTGATTGTCACGTTGGAACCAGAGGAGACCGTTGAGCTGTGTGGGAAATACATCTACCAAATTCAGATTCGGGACATTGATGGAGATGTCGAGATTCCCAAACAGGGTCTCCTGTATATCACGAACAATATCAATAGGGGCTTTATCCGATGACCAGTTGCGGCGCAACTGGCTTTTATTTTGCCCATTTTCGATTAAGGAGGAAGCAACAGTATGAATACGACTTATTTCCTGAACTGTGTGGCGGGCAACCTGTTCCATACCAAGGAAAATCCCGCAATTCCTGCCCAGTATTACATTGGGCTGAGTTCTACCACCCCAGCCGTTGATGGCTCTGGTGTAAAGGAACCCTCTTCTGACGCTGGTTACAAGCGGCTGCTCCTGTCCAGCCTGGGTGAGCCCACCGATGGTCTTGTATCAAACGAGCAGGATATCAACTTCGATGAGTCAACTGCCAACTGGGGCACCATCACGCACTATGTGATTTATGACTCCCCTACCACGGACGACGGAAACCTGCTGATGTTTGGTGAGCTGTCTACACCAAGAAGCGTTGAGACGGCAACCATTATGACCATTAAGGCGGGGTATCTGAAGCTGCTGGCACAGAACCCGGCCTAACGTAGAGAGCGAGGTCGCATATGGCAAAAGAGTTTGACATTTACCTAAACGAACGTCTTCACCAATGCGACATCATCGTCTATTCCATTCCGTACCGTGACGGCATGACCGTTATGAATCGCCTGATTCTGGAAACCTGCCTTGAGAGCTACCTCTTACAAAAGTTCATCGCTGTTCAGTCTGGCTCCATGCTCGTATCTCACATCGACAAGATGATTAAGACTTGCAGGGAGCGACTGAACAATGGTGTTATGCTCGGTTCAAGTGCAGAGTTCCATGTACACTATTCTTCCTACCCAGAGGGCAGTGCGATTGAGCTGTCTGCGGAGCGTCTAAAAACGATGGCTAATGTCTACGCATCAGCGGAAAGTGCATTGCAACTTGCGTCTTCACCGGTCAGTGCGTATGTCAAAAAGCCATTTGGCCGTGGACAGTCTGGAATAGAAATTGTGTCAAACGTTGAGGCGACATTCAAGCGGAGTTTTGAGAAGGCATCATCACAGCTCTTGGTAGAGGCCAGTGAACTCAAAACGAAAAAGAAGGCATCCGAAAAGGTAAGTTCACCAATCGTTATGAACTCTGAACTGGTTGACCTTCTGTATCGGCTGTGCGATACAACAACAATCGCAATCCAAATCGCAGCACAGGCTGTTGAGACGGAGATACACTTCTCGCTTGGCCGGTGCCAATTCCCGATTGTTTTGGACAGCCAAGTGCTTGGTGAGCAGATGAGAAAGTATGCAGCAATGGAGAGCGTTGTTGAAATACTGTCGTCTGTCACAGAGTCCTTAACTCAATTTATGAGCCCGGAGGTCAACGCTCTGGAGATTGCGTCTGAGGTCGATGCCATCATCAAGCGTCACAGGCTCCTGTATGAAATGGATTCCGACACGCTTTCCACCTATGACGATATGTCGTTCAAAGACGTTGACTACGTCATTTTATAAGAAACGGAGGTGAAACAGGTGATTTACATCAAGCTCGACGAGGATATGAACCTTGTCATCACAAAGAATGAACCAATCTATCGGGGTGACCATCTGAACCAGAAAATCACCTACCTCATTCCGCTCATGGTAGGTGACATTGATATGTTGCGGGCCACCGTTTATCTGAGCTATATCCGTGCGGACGGCACAGCAGACATTGCCTTGCTGGTTCGTGAGGAAGAGAAGTACAACGAGCGGTATTATCAGTACCACCTTCCTATTACCAGCGATATGTCTCGCTATGCTGGTGAAATTTGCACCTTCATGCAAATCTTCTCTGGCCCGCCCAGACATCCCGTTATTGCAAAGAGTAGCGAGTGTATGCTTCGTATCATTGATTCCAAGAACATGGATGAATACATCTCTGACCGTAACCTCCGGCTGATTTATGAGATGCAGCGGTATATGGAGGACAAGGTCGAGAAGGCCGAGCAGACGCTGACAGAGCGTATTGACAAGACTGATGAGGCTGTTGCGGCTAAGGCTGACAACATCGTGTTTGACGAGGAGAGCAGCACTATCCAGTTGGTATCTACCATCATCCTCAGAGACGAGGAGGGCAACGAAACTGGAACCGAGCAGATTCCTCTCGGCGACCCGATTTTCGTTCGTGCAGATACTGCCCGTGGCATCATCAATATGGAAATCAACGGCCTTGGCGAACTCATTGTTACATTCGACGATGAGACCACACAGAACTTGGGCACAGTTGTTGGCCGTGATGGTTCAGTCTATGTGCCGCACGTTGATGAACATAAGGTTCTCACTTTTACCATTGAGAGTGAACCTGCGGAAGCTCCCGGCCCTGTTGACCTGAACCCCAATGATGAATGGAGTGACATTGGCGGGTCTGGCATGGACGAGCCAGGCGGTGAAACCTCATATGTGTGGGAGGATATGTGACCATGATATAGGCGCTTAGAGAGCGTTTCTATATAGCTATCAAAAAAATGAGGAGGTTATTGTTATGGCAAATGTGATTTTTAAGCAGGGTACTCGCGCCCAGTATGACGCTATTGCCACTAAGGACAGCAATACCCTGTACTGGCTGAGTGACACTCAGGAGCTGTTCAAGGGCGATGTGCTCTATGGCAAGGGTGCCGAGGCTACTGCCCTGGCGTCTGGCCTGATGTCTGCTGCTGACAAGGCGAAGCTGGACGCTCTGACTTCTGGCGGTGCTATTGGTCTGACTGCGGTTGATGCCAGTGTGATTCTCGGTGCTGGCGAGGACGGCAACACGACCATTGGTGTGCAGGTTTCTAAGGGCGAGGGTAATGCCCTGGAGCTCAAGGAGGATGGTCTGTTCGTCTCTCCTGCCGCTGTGTCTGGTGCTGTCGAGTTCGCCATTGAGAAGCAGGAGACCGCTGAGGATGGTTTTGCCGAGACCTATAAGCTGAAGCGCACCGAAGGCGAAGAGGTTACCTATGTGGGCGATGCCATCAACATTCCCAAGGATGCTGTTCTGAGCGGCGGCACCTACGAGATTGTTGAGACCGCTGACACCCCCTACGCTGGTGCCGAGGTCGGCGACCCCTACGTTGACCTTGTTGTGGCGAACGCCGAGGAAAGCCACATCTACATCCCGCTGAAGGGCCTGGTGGACACCGTTAAGGCCGGTAACGGCATTAAGGTGGAGAACAACACCGTCTCTGTTAAGCTGGACGATGCAAATGCCAACGGTCTGACTGTCGGCGAGGATGGTCTGGCTCTGGGCCTGGCTACCGCTGATGCTGCCGGTGCTATGAGCGCCGAGGACAAGGCTGCACTCGACACTGTGATGGCGAGCATCGTCTGGGGTAACCTGGGCGACGAGGCCACTGCCTGATTTTAGGGAAACAAAAAAGCCCGTAGCGGGAATATCCGCTACGGGCACAAATAATTAAGGAGGAAACAGTATGGCACAAGTTATTTTCAAGCGGGGCTTGCTTGCAAACCTGCCTGCCGCTATCGCCGATGGCACTCTGTATGTGACCACGGATGAGCGGGCCATGTATCTGGATATCGACGGCGCTCGTGTGCGCCTGGGTGATTTCCAGGAGTTTGCCACGTTGACCGAACTCCAGGCCAACACTAACCCCAGCACCACTGCCCTGTACTATGTGGCAGACGTGAACTGCCTTGCAAAGTATGACGCCGCAAAGAAAGCCTATGTCCAAATCAACCTGGATACTGGCGCTACCAGCATCGAGGTCGTTGGCACCGGCAATGCTGTCACCGCAGCCAGCTATGACCCTGCTACCCGCAAGCTGACTCTTACGATGGGTAAGACCTTCGCTGAGGCTGACGATATCGGTGCCCTGGGTGGTAAGGATAAGGTGTCTGAGACTGACCTGGACGATGCGCTGAAGGCCAAGGTAAACGCTGCCGCTGAAGGGAACCACTCTCACGACAACAAAGATGTGCTTGATGGCATTACAGCCGAGAAGGTCGCCGCATGGGATACTGTCGGGGACAAGGCCGAGCAGACAGACCTGGATGCCGTTGAAGGTAAGGTTGACACCCTGATTGGTGCCGATACCGGCAAGTCCGCCCGTGCTATTTCTGCCGAGGAAGCCACCAAGGCCATCAATGACTTCGCCACCAAGGTGAGCGATGACGGCACAGTGAACAGCTTCAAAGAGCTGGTGGATTGGGCCGCTTCTCACGGTTCTGAGGCGGCTGAGATGACCGCTGCCATCCAGGCTATTGAGGCTATCCTGGCTGGTATCGGCGGCGATGGTGAGCAGCCCACCGTGGTTGCTTATGTGGCTGATGCTATTGCCGCTCTGAAAATCGGTGACTATGCCAAGGCCGCAGAGCTGACCGCTCTGGCCGCTCGTGTGACCGCCGCCGAGGGTAAGCTGGATACTCTGACCGGCGATGCCGAAACTGAGGGCTCTGTCGCCAAGGCTCTGGCTGATGCAAAGGCTTATACCGATGAGAAGGACGCTGCCATGGACGCCCGTATGGACGACGTGGAGGCAAAGGCTCATGAGCACGCAAATAAGGCTGAACTGGACAAGATTGCGGCTGGTGACAAAGATAAGTGGGACGCCGCTGAGCAGAACGCCAAGGACTACACTGACACCGCTCTGACTTGGGGCACTTTCTAAGTCAGATACAACCAAACAACAAACAGAGCGGGTGGGCATTTAGCTCACCCCTCTTTTTATACTCGGACTCAAGATGAGGAGGGTTACAACCAATGCTATTCAAAATGTTGAAAGGTGACAGCTCCCGCATCTCTCTGGACATTACACCGTTCCATGACGGCTGGTGTTACTACACCACCGATGATGGGAAGCTGTATATCGATTCGGAAGATGGCGGGAAGCAAAAGCGCACCTGCATCAATCCTATCAGCGGCGGAGCAAGCAGAGCCGTCTCTGGTACGCTGACAAAAAACGGCTGGGTCAGCGGGCGGCAGACCCTGCTTGTGGCCGGGCTTCAAGAAAATCAGAACGGTGTTATCGGCATCGCCCAGGAGGTCACCGATTCCCAGATGGAAGCAGCGAAAGGAGCGGAGCTGTACGTTTGCAACCAGGTAGACGGCGCACTGACCGTAGCCTGCTTTGGCGATGTTCCACAATTCGACATCCCCGTTGTCACTATTCTGCTGGCTTAACCGGGGGTGAATGAAATGAGTGAAACGACGAACTACAAGCTCCATCTGACAGATGACAGCAGCGAACGGTTTCAGGATTGGCGCAACGCTATGAACGGGCCGGACGATTCCAATATGGTCAAGATTGATACTGCGCTTGGTGAGAAGGCCAATAGCAGCGTCTCAGTGGCCGCTGTGCTGCTCTCTACGGCCTGGGCGGGTATTAACCCACCCTTCACTCAAACGCTCGTTGTGGAGGGGCTGACGGCCACACAGAACGGTACAATCTCCGTTGCGCACAATGCGACTTCGGAACAAAGAGAGATTGCACGGGAAGCCATGCTGTCCGTTGTTGGGCAGGAGGAGGGTAAGCTGCTGATTGCGGCTGACGGTGAACTGCCCGAACGTGACATTCCAGTGTACATCATTCTATTAGGTTAAAAGGAGGGCACATCATGCCTATTATCTCTAACTTCCCTGGCGGCGCAGGCGGTAGTTCCGGCCTTGCCCTTGCCGCTGCGACCGACATCAAGACCCTGACGGCTCACGAGAAGGTCTACATCAAGTGGACTGACCCGGAAGACCTGGTCGTTGCCGGTTCTACTCTGGCATCCTGGGGCGGCACCCTTCTGGTGCGCAAGGCTGGCTCTATGCCTACCAGCCGTCGTGACGGCGTTATTGTGCTTGACAGCAAGACCCGTGACGCCTATAAGAACACCTACTTCTGCGACAGCGGCCTGACTGACGGCATTACCTACTACTACAAGCTGTTCCCCTACACCACGGCTAATTCCTATACGGATGTCGAGGATGACGGGTTCTCCGCCACTCCCAATGCTGTGGCGATGGGCAATGTCTCTGGCATTACTCTGGCGGCGGCTGGTAACGGTAAGCTGTCTATTAAGTGGACTGACCCCGCTGCGACCGTTGTGAGCGATGGCATCACTACGGCAACCTGGGCATCCACCATCGTGGTTGTGAAGGCTGGCAGCTATGCCACCTCTCCCACAGACCCTGATGCCGCATTCACCTACACCAGCACCACCCGTAATGGTCATGCGACCAATGCACTTATCGCAACTGGGCTGACCAATGGAACAACCTATTATGTCTCCCTGTTCCCCATGTCTACGGATGGCAAGGCAAACATCAACACTGCTAACCGCAAGACTGGCGTTGCGAATAGAATTACGGTTTCAAACACTCCGAGCCAGAGCGGGAGCCTTACATACAACGGCAATTCCCAGTCTCCCACTTGGAGCAACTATGACAGCGCACAGCTCACCTTGGGCGGTACGACCACCGGGACGAACGCCACCAGTTACAATGCCACCTTCACTCCGAAGGCTGACTATATGTGGTCTGACGGCTCTACGGCGGCTAAGACCGTGGCATGGAGCATCGGCAAGGCTGCTGGCAGTCTGACTCTGAACAAGACGGCTGTGACGCTGGATGCCTCTAATCTGACGGCAACTGTGGCTGTTACTCGTGCTGGCAATGGCGCTATCACTGCCAGTTCAAGCGACACCAAGGTTGCTACAGTCAGCGTGTCTGGCACCACTGTGACCATCAGCCATGTCAACCAGACCACTGGTACTGCCACCATTACCATCAATGTGGCGGCTGGCACTAACCACACTGCTCCTGCGAGCAAGACAGTTGCTGTGACCGCTAAGTTCATGCCAGACAAGAAGGCGCTGAACGACCAGACCTGGGATGAAATCCGACAGGTCTCTGATGCTGGGCAGGGCTCTCAGTATTGGAATGTTGGCGACCGTAAGGCAGTTCTTGTGAAGGGTACGGTCGGCACACTTTCCGTGAACACTACCCTGTACGTCTACATTCTTGGTTTCGACCACAACAGTGCCAAGGAAGGTAAGGGTATCCAGTTCGGCACGTTCAAGACCGCTCTGACTGGCGGTACTGATGTATGCCTGGTTGATAGCGGTTACAACAGCAGCTACACCAACGGCACCAAGTATTTCAACATGAACCACTGGGGCTATAACAACTACGGTGGCTGGAAAGCCTGTGACCTTCGGTATGATGTGCTTGGCTCCACTAAGACGGCGCCGAAGAACTACGGCAAAAACCGTGCGTCTGGTGATGTTGGATATGATGCGCCCGCAGACACCGCAACCAATCCAGTTGCGAACACGCTGATGGCGGCACTTCCTGCTGACCTGCGGGCCGTGATGAAGCCCATCACAAAGTACACGGACAATGTCGCTGGCGGTTCTGGAGATGTGGCTGCGAATGTCACTGCGTCAGTTGACTACCTGCCCCTGCTGGCCGAACAGGAGATTTTTGGCGGCAACCGGACGTACTCTAACCAGAACGAGAAGAACTCCCAGGTTCAGTACGACTACTACAAAGCGAGCAACAGCAAGGTGAAGTATCGTCACAGCTCAACGGGTTCGACTGCGTACTGGTGGGAGCGTTCTCCTTATTACAACGGCAACGGCCTTTTCTGCCGTGTGATCACCAACGGCAACGCGAGCGATGGCGGCG